CCGAGCTGGCGCTTTCTGCAGGAGTACCCAGCCACCGTGCATGAAGCATTTCAGTCTGGCGGAACGGGTTCATTCATTCAGAACCACTTCGTGATGCTTGCGCGTCGTACAATGGTCGAGCCTGCGAACACCCTAATCATTGGCGTGGACCCCGCGCGTGGGGGTGGGGACAAGACGGGTATCATCGATCGACGGGGCCGCGTGCTCGGGAAGACGATTTGTGAGACGTGGGACGAGGACGACCTGATGCGGATTGCATCGCGTCTCGCGAATCTGATCCGCAAGCACAACCCGAAGGCGATGGCGATCGACACAACCGGTCTAGGAGCGGGCGTCTACGATCGTCTTGTGGAGTACGGGTTCTCGAAGATCGTTCATGCGGTGAACTTCGGGGCCTCTGCACTCGATCCGGATCGCTACGTGAATCGCCGTAGCGAGATGTGGGATCTCATGCGCGAGTGGTTCAGCCAGCCGAACGCACTGGTATCTATCCCGGACATGGACGAGCTACACGTAGATCTCACGGCTCCCACGTGGGACGAGGCGGCTTCGAAGTTCAGCGGAGAGAAGTTTGCGCTCGAACCGAAGGACCACATTCGTAAGCGACTCGGGATGTCCCCCGACCTCGGAGATGCGGCTGCGCTCACCTTCTCGCTTCCGCCAGCCGCACTACATCACGAAGCGTCTGCGGTCGTCGTGAAGCGGGATTGGAAGCCCTGGTGATCTTGACCCCAACGATTTCACTCCCGCTATCCCACCGCGCATGTGCCTCGCGCCGAAGCCTCAGAAGCCGACCCCGGCTCCTACACCCCCTAGTGACGATGCGATCGCCTCCGCGCGTAACGCCGCGGCGCAGCTCCAGACTCAGCGCGGGCTGCTTTCTACGAACAAGACGGGCCCGCTCGGGTTGCTGTCCCAGGCGCCCGTGCAGGTTCGCACGCTGCTCGGGGGCTGACCGATGTCGATGCCGGTCTATGCGGGCGACACCAAGCTCGGGCGGCTGCGTGCTCGACACGAGGCATTGCGCGCGGAGCTGATTCGCGGCGGGCACCGGAGTACGTGGCGCGAACTCAATGACTACCTGCTTCCGCACAAGATGCGTTTCATTGAGGATCAGCGGCAGAACGACGCGAAGCCGCGCTCGAATCTCGTGCTCGATTCTCACGCGACGCTTGCGCTTCGTACGATGCGCTCCGGCATGATGAGCGGCATCACGAACCCGGCGCGTCCGTGGTTTCGGCTCGCTGCACCCGATCCTGCGATGAACGCCTATGGGCCGGTGAAGCAGTGGCTGTACGAGGTGCAACAGCGCCTCGAATGGATTTTCTCGCAGTCGAACCTCTACAAGGTGTTGCCCTCGATCTATGAATCTATCGGTGCGTTCGGTACCGCGACGGTCGCAGCGCTCGATGACTTCGAGAGCATGCGCCGTTACTCGGAGTTCCCGCTCGGGAGCTTCGTGCTCAGTAACAACTTCGAGGGTCGCGTAGATACGATGTTCCGCGAGATTCCGATGACTGTGCGCCAGGTCGTACAGATGTTCGGCAAGAGTGCGTGCTCAAACCGTGTGATGGAGGCGTACCGTGGCGGACGTCTCTACGAGTGGGTGCGCGTGAGCCATGCGATTTCTCCGAACGAAGACCAGGCGTACGGCAGCGCGTACGCGAAGGACAAGCGCTACGTCTCGTGTTGGTGGGAGTCCGAATCGCAGAACGATCAACAGATCTTTCTGCGCGAGAGCGGCTTCGATAAGTACCCGCTGCTGCATCCACGCTGGGAAACGAGCGACGACTCGCCGTACGGGCACAGCGCGGGCATGGACGTACTGCCTGACGTGAAGCAGCTCCAGAAGCAGCAGCTCCAGAAGCTGACCGCGATTGAAAAGACGGTGGACCCGCCGACGCAGGGACCTCCCTCGATCAACGCGATCGACGCGGCACCGGGTGGCCACACGACGTTGCCCGTGGGCGCGTCGCAGGAAGGCATTCGCTCGATCTACGAGATGGATTTCCCACTTGGGGAACACAAGGAAGACATGGCTGAGACGCGACAGCGGATTTCGCGTGGTCTCTTCGAGGACGTCTTTATGATGCTCTCGCAGATTGATCGTGCGCAGATCACGGCGTACGAAATTGCGGAGCGCAAGGAAGAGAAGCTGCTCATGCTCGGGCCCGTGCTGCAGAGCGTGAACGATGACCTTTTGAAGCCGCTCGTGGATGATGGCTTCGCGGTGATGCAGAAGCGCGGGATCATGCCTCCGGCGCCGCCCGAGCTACAGGGCAAAGCGCTGCGCGTCGAGTTCATTTCTATTCTGCACCAGGCGCAGCGCGCGGTGGGCATCAGCGGCATCGATCGTCTGCTCACGACGGTGGTGGGCGCGGTACAGGTGTGGCCCGAGGCGAAGGACAAGATCAATATCGACGAGACGCTTGACGACATCGCAGAGCGGCTCGGGACGCCCCCGAAGATCGTGCGCGGCGAGGATGAGGTCGAGGATGTGCGCGCCGCACGCATGCAGCAGGAGCGCTCCGCGGCACTGGCTCAGTTCGCGCCCGACGTCGCGGGCGCCATGAAGAGCGCGAGTGAGACCTCTCTCGATGGGGCTCCGGACGGCGGCGAGTCGGCTCTCTCGCGCGGCCTCAAGGCCGTAGGAGCTGCGTAATGTGTATTGGCAAGGTGGAGTCTGTTTTCACTGGGGGTGCCGCACAACTGTCGCGTGCTGTGTTAGGTGCCAAAGTGGGTGGTGTGCTCGCGCCGAAAGCACCGCTCAAAGGGTTGTTGAGCAACGAGCCCACAGATCTGATTGGTAAAGCAATCCAGCCCAACACACCTCGGCGTGTCGTGAACTACTGATGACGGGTCAGAGCGTTGAGTCTCGACAGAGTGAGCTGCTAGGTCAGCTCCTCGCGGACGAACGATTCCGTGAGTGGATGTGGAACCGCATTGCTCAGCTCACGCCGTTCCACCCCATCGTGCCGTCGAACACGGAGACCGGACTCCGCATGGCGTGGTTCGAAGGACGCCGCAGCGTCGGGCTCGAAGACGTTGGGGCTATCACCAACGATTACCCACTTCGCTATGCGTCTATGATGTCGAGCGCCGCCGCGTGGCGGGCCCAACGAGAGATGCAGGAGATCCCCAAGTGAGTGCACCCGCAGTCATTACGCCGCCCGCTGTCCCGGACGCGTCTGCGAAACCCGATGGTCTGATGTCGAGCGCGCCGGATGCAGGGAAGGCAGCGGATGGGGATGCCGCGAAGGTCGCCGCGGATAAGGCTGCGGCCGATGCGGTGGCTGCGGCGAAGAAGCCCGAAGTGGGGACGCCCGCGCCGGGCGTGGTCCCCGAGAAGTACGAGCTGAAGCTCGCCGATCAGGAGATCGACGCGGAGCTGCTCGCTGAGTTCACGCCGCTCGCGAAGGAGCTGAAGCTCGATAACGCGACGGCGCAGAAAATTGCGGACCTCGGCGCCAAGATCCAGAAGCGCACGGTGGACGCCTCGATGGCGGCGCACATGGAGCGCATCGGTGTGTGGCAGGAGGCTGTGCGCTCGGACAAAGAGCTGGGCGGAGACAAGCTCGGCGAGAACATGGCGGTCGCCAAGGGAGCTGTACTCCGCTTTGGTGGTGAACCCCTGATGACTGCGCTCAAGGACACGGGTTTCGAAAACCACCCGGATGTGATTCGCGCCTTCGTGAAGATCGGGCGCGCGATGAAGGACGACAACTTCGCTGCCAACCTCGGAGAGGGCGGCGGTGAGAAACCGGATACGGCGGCTCAGTGGTACAACGCTGATGGCTCGCCGAAACGGTAAGAGGGACACATGCCCGCGATTGCTCAAACGTACATCAGCTTGGCCGACGTCTATCGGCGCCAGGACGCGAACAACAAGTTTACGCCCATCATCGAGCTGCTCGCTGCGATGAACCCGATCCTCGACGACGCGATGGCGGTCGAGTGCAATCAGGGCGCGACGCATCTCACGACTGTGCGTACCGGCATGCCGGTGGCTACGTGGCGCAAGCTCTATCAGGGTGTGCAGCCCACTAAGAGCACGACCGCGCAAGTCATCGACACGACCGGCATGCTCGAAGCGTGGAGCGAGGTCGATGCGAAACTCGTGAAGCTCTCAGGGAGTCCCGCGGAGCTGCGCCTCTCCGAGGCCACGGCGTTCATTGAAGGCATGTCGCAACAGGCCGCCTCGGCGATCTTCTACGAAGACACGGCGACGACGCCCGAGCGCATGCTCGGTCTCCGTCCGCGTTTCAACGACTCGACTGCGGCGGGAACAGGTACTCAGATCGTGAAGGCAGGCGGCGTCGGTGCGGACAACGCGTCAATTTGGTTCGTCGTGTGGGGCGAGAGTACGGTTCACCTGCTCTACCCGAAGATGTCGAAGGCGGGTCTCAGCCGTAACGACATCGGCGAAGAGACGCGCATGAATACGGACGGCTCTTTGTACCGCGTTATGCGCGAGCAGTTCACCTGGGACATCGGTCTGTCGCTCCGCGATTACCGCTATGTGACGCGCGTCGCGAACATCGACGTGTCGGATGCTCTCGCGGGTACGGTGGACGTCATTCCGTTCATGATCCAGGCGTACTACAAGCTGTGGCAGCGCCGCATCGCGAATGGAAAGCTCGCGATCTACTGCAACCGCGACATCAAGACGGCGCTGCATCTCAAGGCTCGCAGCACCGTGACGAACTCCACGCTCGCGATCGAGAAGATCGAGGGCAAGGAGATCGTGACTTTCATGGGCGCGCCGATCCGCGAAGTGGATGCGCTGCTCAGCAACGAGTCGCCCTGCCCGTAGTCGGAGAACTACGCGAAAGCTCAACAAACCTCTTCGGGAGAACTCCCATGATTTTCGATCTTCAGTCGCTGCTCTCCGACGCGCAGCTCATCACGGCGACGGCGCCCTCTACGAACTACTACGACAAGCTCGCCGCCAAGGTGTTCTTCGGCCGTGGCGTGCCGATCCCGCTCATGTGCCAGGTCACACAGACCATGCTCGCGGCGGGCGCGGCGACGCTGACGGTGAGCGTCGAGACGGATGACAACGCGGCGTTTTCGTCGGTGCTGACCATCTTCACGACCCCGGCGATTCCCAAGGCGACGCTCGTGGCGGGGTATCAGATCCCGCTGCTCTTCGGCCTTCACGGGATCAACGATGTGGAGCGGTATCTCCGCATTCAGTACACGGTCGCGACGGGCCCGTTCACGCAGGGTGCGATCTCGTGTGGCATCCCGCTCGGCAAGAACATCCAGTCTACGAACTGGCTCTAGGAGATCTCGATGCCCAAGTTCGAGTGCCTCGTACTTCAGCGGTGCTTTGTTACGGGGTCCGTCATCACTCAAGACCAAAATACGCGGGAGCGTCTTGCGACTCCCGTTGAGGACCGTGTGG